GACAACACCACCCACTCGGTCAACTCCGTGCTTGCTAGTCCCAGCTACACACTTTCAGTCGCATTTGTTATTAATTTCCTTGTTGACGTTGTCATTTGCTTCTCTGTCTACGGGATCTAAGCAAGCTCTCTGTGAATGTCGCGTGTCGACCCTGTCCCAACTTACGAGGATTCCGCAATTACCAGGGTCCTGGCATCTCTTCTTGATGTGCCGGACACCTATGACTTGGTCGCACGCGCATCTAGTGTTGACGCAGATTGGTACCTCGCACGTGCAAGGAAGAACAAAAAGAAGATGGAAGCCTACTGGGCTGCTGCAAGCATGTCTTGGATCAAATGCGAACGATGGGATGTCCCTGACCCTGTCATTGACAGAGTTGCTACGAGCGGTGCAAGATCCCGAGATGTAAGTCAAGCAGTCAAGGACCTGAAAGAGGCATTCTGGCACATGATCACCGGCAAGACCAAACTCATATGTGACGGCAGTGATGCGGTTGCAATCTTGTTCTCTCATCTCATCAGAGGCAATGAAAACCTTCCCCAATTCTCTGATCCTTGGCACCAATGGACCAGGGAAGTCATGAGGCACGCTGTCTCTGGCATGGGTGAGCATGCTCTCATCAAGAACGAGTTCCTGCCTGCTGTCTGTGATCACATGTTCAAGTCAAAGGTTGCATGCCGTTGGATGGCCTATCAAGATACTGTCTCGAGAGTCTTGCGTGCCTGCGGTTCAAGATACAATAAGAGTCTGGACAGCGCAATCATGGGGTTCAACAGAGCTGCTGGTGCCCTAAAAGAAGCGGCAGCACTTGACATCCATACCGCTTTCACGTGCAGACACCCTCTTACCAGTAAGGCGTTCCCAAACCTGGAAGTCTATCAATACCTTGGTAACATCATCATCATTGTCGGAACCACAGCGTGTATTTTGGACTCTGACGCCCGGGACAAGGTCATCTGGCAGGTGCAAGCATTCGCCAATCTCCAGGTGTACTTACAGATGCATGACATACCCAAACGCACTGAGGAAGAAGCCAACATTGAAACCAATGCAGTTGTCGAGGTCATTCGCACCATGGCTTCCGCAATGAGTGCATTTGCGAGATCTGGCAAGGACACTCACAAAGTCGTACGAGCTATGCATATAATGTACAATTCAAGAGTCCAGGCTCTTACAGAAACCACTCCTGAATTCAACGAGTTGTGCCAAGCCAGAGCTGCAGCCATCGCCCAAGAAGCAATCGACTTATGGCCTGACTGCGCAATCGTGTCCAAAATACTCGATCTGCAACACATGGATCAAGTCGCACGACTGGACCTCGCTAAATGTTATCAGGTCTTCACTTCTCGCGATTGCCCTCTCGAGTATATGGACTCCAAACTCAAAGGTGCAAGCAGCAAAGTCATCAAACCTGATCCAGAAGTCTGGGCTGACTTCATGAGTTACGTTCAGGTTCGAGATCTAGCCGTCGAAACTGCTCGGAGAGGCGAGTTGCCACCCCACACTGGCAAGTTGCCCGCCAGGGAAGTCGTCGACCGCTGGGTTAAAGGGAAGATCGAAATCCCATCCGACAGAGGCACTGCAAGGATCACAGACGCATATGAGTGGATACCAAGTTCTGCTGACTGGCACCTTAAAGCCAAAGACGCTACTCACATCATGCAAGATGGCACTGTCACAAACGAACTTGTCTTTGCTCTTATGCACGGTCGTGACTTTGAACCTAAAGTTGGCAGGGATGAAGCAATCAAAAACATACTTGAACGCAAAGGCTTCCATAAAACCCGAGCAGTATGGGCCGCTAAAGCCGAAGCAAGCAAACACTCTGAGAAGATAAGAACCACCGCAAGTGCATCGGCAGTCTTCCGTCGCCTCCAATCTGAACTTGAAGATAACATTAAGGCAATCAACATGCATGAGGGCAACATTTCTCTTGGCCGCGGCCCAGTTGCT